TTGTGATCCCATCCAAAAAACTGCTCCATTTACGAATGTCGCTGCGTGTTGAGAAATACACCCACAGTTTGTACCAACCTGTCTAACACTAAATGTAAACGGTGGTCCAACAAATTGAATAACATATGCAGCAAGATCAGTTATAACAAAAACATAATCTTTACCTTGAAGTGCTGCTCGTATTTCATTACCGGTATCTAATCTAAATGTACCTGCAGTATTGGTGGCCGTTGGTGTGTATGTATTTAAATCTTCTTGATTAGAAAATCTTACAAACATTGGGTCTTGTGTGGTAGTATCACCGATAGTTGTTTCAGTTCCAAAATGAAATAAGTGCCTATCTCTATCGGATACTAATGTAAATCTGCTGGCTGTAGGATTGTTTGTAGTTTGAAAATTAGATGTAGTTAGCGATGCTCTAATTGTTCTAGCATTTGTAGCGCCAGCATTCCATGTAAAAGTTTTGCCATTAAATATAGTTGCAACTAATACTTGACCAAAATTATCTAGACTCCAGTTTCCTGGATCTAGAATTACAGAGCTTGTAGCTCTTGCTGTTCCCCAAGTCGATGCTCCCCATGTAGATGTACTCCAACCATATCCCGTGGTTTGTGTAGTTGGTCCAACTTCAACATAAGGATTAACGGTTACAGCACCTGCTGCAGTCATACCGGTTCCTCCTTCAGCACGTGAAGCTTGCACAGTAAATTTATCTACATCAGGCACAGTTAATATTTCATAAGGTTGTTCTAATTCGGCTGCTGTGAAATCAGATGCGCCAGTTACTGTGACAGATGAAAGAGTTACATATCGTCCGACATCTAAACCATGAGAACCTTTATTAATAGTTACAGTTCTTGATGCATTAACAGTTGTTAATGTACCTCCAGTGATAGCTGTATCTAAAGGAGTAATATCAAAAAAATCATTACCATAGTATAAAAATAAACCTTGAGAGGTTCCTATTGCACTGTATTTTTCACCTGCAAAACTCGAAAATGCTACCTGTGCTCTGGCTGCGCCAGGTAATGTTTTATTAGCTGCTGTTAATTGTAACCAACCACCTATTTTTTCAGGTAGTCCGTATCTAAATCTGACAAAATCACCATCGGTCCATTGACCTTCTGCCCCTGATTCTGTGTCTTGTTTATTAAAGCCTGGCTTGAATTTTAATTTTTGTAGCATATAATGCCTTATATATTAGTTTTAGAGATAATGAAAGTATCAATATAAAGAAGAAATGATAACCAAAATTAACACCAATATTCCAACTCAGACTAACAAGAGAATAATACAAACACTTTTTAAAACTACTTTTTGGGGATTTGCTAAAGATAATGAATTATCACATGATTTAAATAAATCTAATCAAGGGTTAGCCATGGTTACTTTTCAAGATGAAAATATACCTCATAGTCCTAACGAAATTTTAAATACTTATGCTGGTATTATTTTTGATATGGTTCAAAAAGATAGTTTTATAAAATTTAAAAAAATTAAAAGACTTTATTGGAATTGGTATGATCAAACAAGTCAAGGAATGGCTTATCATATAGACGACCCTGCCGATAATAAATACTCTATAATATATAATTTACATACAAATGATGGAGGCACTAATTTTAAAATTAATGATGAAATAAAATTTGAAAAATCAACAGAGTCAGAGGCAATCGTTTTTCCTAGTAAAATATGGCACTCAGGAGTTGCTCCTACAAAAGATTTACATAGATTTAATTTAAATATTATAACAGAAATATGAATTTAAACTTTAACATAAGAGACGATTTATTTTGGATAAATAATTTTTTACCTACAAATATATATAAAAATATGTATATAGAATTTATTAAAAATAGAAAAAAATTAAATTTTAAAAAATCAATTGTAAGTTGGCCAACGTTTAAAGAAGAGGTTGATGATTTGTCAGAAAGTTATGATCAAAATAATTATTTAAATTTAGATTTTTATAAAGAGTATCATTTACTTTTAAGACATCAAAGATTTGTAAATTTTTTAAATTACGATTTTAAAAGTCACTTAAGATTGTATAAATATGGTCAACACTTAACTTGGCATGATGATCATAGTGATGAAAAAACATATAAAAGAAAATATGCAGCTACTTTTTACTTTAATAAAACATGGAGAGAAAGTTGGGGAGGTGAACTAATGTTTAAAAGTAATAACGAATCAGGTTTTATTCCCATAGTAGGAAACTCTTTAGTTATTGTTAAAACAGGTATGAGACACAAAGTAAATTCAAACTTAAAAAAAACTCATCCAAGATTAAGTATTCAAACTTGGATAGATTATAGTAATTAATATGATTACATTATTAGATAAAAATAATAAATTAGATGAGAATAAAAATACTTTAACTATAACTTATTCTAGAAAAGTTAGTATTGTATTTGGTCATTATCCTTATCCAGATAAAGTTAATAATTTTATAATAGAGATTAAAAATAATTTACAAAAAGAATTGAAAAATTATACTAATGTAAAAGGAGGAATGACTGATTGGAATCATTTTGTACATGATAAAGATTTTAATGAATTTTTAACATTTTTAATTAATAAAAATCAAATGGTTCATCCTGATATTTTTCAATATTTTTTAGAAAAACATTTTGTTTCAAACGCATGGGGTAATGAAATAAAAAAAGGCGATAGTGTAAGTCTACATTCTCATTCTACCATACATGGAATATTATATTTAACAGAGGGTTGTGATTTAATTTTACCAGAATTAAATATGAAGATAACTCCTAAGTCAGGAGACTATTATTTATTTCCACCAGAAATATTACATGGTTTTAGTGAAAACCAAGAAGATAATAAAAGATATAGTTTAATTTTTAATATTTCAAAAAAAGATGAAAGGTTTGATTTTTATAAAAGATATGAAGGAAAAAACAGTTAATATAAACAATTTTATAGGTGTATACGATAATTACATTACAAAAGAAGAATGTAATAAAGCTATTAAAATGTATGAAGATCAAAATAAATTTAACAACACAATTAATAGAATTGGTAGTGAAAAATCATCTATTTTACAAAAACAAGATCAACAATTTTTTGCATCAAGTTTTAATGTAGATATATGGTGGGAAGAATTAAAACCTTTAATATTAAATTTTGATATGGCACTTAATCATTATTTAAAAAATACAGGCGCGAACGATTTATATGAGAGTCCTCTTCAATTTACTTCTTTAAAAATTCAAAAAACATTACCTACCGAAGGATATCATGTTTGGCATATTGAACATGGAAAAGGTTTTGAAAATGAACCAAGAGCTTTTGTTTTTTCTGTTTATTTAAATGATGTAGAAGAAGGTGGGGAAACAGAATTTTTACATTTTTCTAAAAGAGTAAAACCTAAAACAGGTAGAATTGTTATTTGGCCCGCTGGCTTTCCATACTTACACAGAGGAAATCCACCTTTATCAGGTGAAAAATATATCTTAACGTCTTGGATGATGTTACGATGAGTATGATGTAGGTCTTTCACCTAATCTAGCAATTTTATCAGCTTCACTTTCACCATCAACGTTATCATCGTCCCAATCAGATTGTAATTGTGCTAAGTGAGCTGTATCCCATTTAGTAATGAAATCTTGAAAATCACCTAAGTTAGCATCTTCCCAAGTAGAGTGTGGAGTGCTATCTCTATATTCCACAGTATCACTTGGATTTGATGTTCCATATTGGATAGCCCAAATGTTATTCCATTTCGCTAATCCCCAAAAATCATTGTCAACAATTTTATATGCTGTGCCAAAACCATCAGCGTTTAGCACGCTTTGATTAATAATTATTTTATCATCGAATATTACTGTCCAAGTTGCGTTTGTTGCCATAATTTCTCCTACGTCTTAATAATATAAATAACTGTTAAATAAGGTTGAACAACCGAAGTTGCATCACCAGAAAAAGTTGCACTCATGTTGTGAGAGTGACCTGTACCTGAACCGGTACTACCTGTGTTTCCATTTTGGTTCATACCAAGGTTAATACCACCTTGAGCAATTGCTTGAGGTCTATTAATTACAGCTGGGTGAGAGTGAGATGCAAGTTGCGCAGTTGTTAAAGTTGCATTCGCTGTAGAACCTCCAACGTTTCCAGTTGAAGTTACAGTGTTTGCTCCACCCGTTGATGCTAAAGCTTTAGTTCCAGATTTACCTATTGCAACGTTATCTTGTAAATCTGGTACGTTAAAAGTAGATGCACCATCTCCAGCTCCGTAAGTTGTTCCTACGATTGCAAATAATGCAGAGTAAGTTGATCTTGAAACAGCCGCACCATTACA